GTGAGTTATCACTATGTCGGTTGTGTGCTGTTCTTTGGCAAGCTTTTTCGAAAATTCAGAATCGAATCACCGGAGAGCCTACTCTTATTAGCTGCTGTAAGTGGTTGTTATATATACCGAATAGGGTTCGCCGTGGTTCTACTGTGTTACCTAAGACCCACCCCCCCCTCAAAGCTCAGCCTACAAAGCCAGCCCCCCAACACTATGTGGCTCCAAAAAAATGGGCGTATTTTCAGTTTTCACTTTGGGGCACAGCATCATGAGCAAGCTCATTTGGACACCAGCCCATGCATCTGCATTTTATGACCACCACATCATTGTGTGCGGAAGAAGCGAGAGCGGCGCAGAGAAATATTGCCGCATTGCCAAGCTTTTCTTTGGCTTTGTGAATAAAGAGGGGCTTGATTTAAACAGTGACACAGTAAAGTCGTGGATGAAACACCTTGTGCTGCAGGCGAACAACCGTTCCAACGCCACAAGAGCCAGCCGTCTTTCAGCTTTGCGCAGCGTGTGCAAATTCTTGGTTGAGCGTGGCGAACTTGATGCCAATCCTTGCGATGGCGTGCCAACCCCGAAGTTTAGCAAGAAATCAGCTCAAAAATTTAGCCCCGGAGAACTAACCGCACTTTTCACCGATGCAGGGAACAACAATGTCGGCAATTTGCGCGACCGTTGCATTTTGATGTTCTTCTATGCCACAGGCATGCGCCGCGAAGAAATGTCGAATGTCACCATGGACAGGTTAACGCTTGGAACAAGGACAGGTCATGTTCGGATTATCGGCAAAGGTGCAAAAAACCGCGTGGTTTCATTTGAAGGCCCTGTGGTTCCCCTTCTCAAAACTTGGCTGATTGCTCGTCATCAGTTTGCGCAACCTAACGAACCAAGCCTGTTTATTTCTCTGCACAGCAATAGAAACGGAGCCAGCGGCACAAGGCTCGGTGTACACAGTATGCACAATGTGATTAAGCGGGTTGCCAAACGAGCGGGTCTGGGCGGTGATGTATTTTTGCACAAGCTGCGCAGCACTTTTGCTACCGATTTGTACGAAGCGCATATCCCCATCAATGAAATTGCCATGCTGATGGGCCACTCAAGCATCGAAACCACCAACGGCTACATCGCCATATCAGAACGCCACCTACAAAAAGCACGTATATCCTCAGCAAAATGGTCATCACTTGGAGTTGAATCATGAAATTAAGCAAGACACAAAAACAAAACATCCTCAATTCAGCCGACAACGGCAATGAATGGGTGCAAGTGGGTCAACGCATAGGCGCAGAGGCATTAACGGTGGTCTTGGACACTTTAGGCGGCACCACAGGCTGTGAAACCTACATCCCCTCATCTGAAAACTTCTTTGAGCGTTTGGGCAAGGCTATTCGCGATGAAGATATCCGAACACGCTGGCATCAGGGCCTAACCAGCAAGCTTGCTGCTGAATATGGCATCAGCCATCGCCGTATCCTGCAAATCGCGAAAAGCTCCGCAAGTGAGTCTGCATCATGTTAAAAATCAAGAAACCTTTATCCCAAGCTCAGCTCAAGCAGCGCCGCGATGCAGCCAAGCAGGCCAACAAAAACAAAACAGGACCCACAACCGAAAAAGGGAAGGCTGTTTCTGCCATGAACGCTTGGAAAGATGGCTCCACAGCCCAATCCGTGCGCTCGTCTATTATTGGCAAACCTTGCAAGTCTACATGTGTGAAATATCCCTGTGTGTTTGTCACTGAAAACAAAACCGCACCAGGTGGTAAATGTTTGGATGTTGCCGATTGGCAGATTATTGAGGAATCCACCGAAGCCATCGTTGAAGCGCAACAAGGCAAACCCGAAAAGCTTCAGCACTTGGCCTCGATGCTCATGGGCATGAATGTTTCAGTCATTCAGCAGCTCTTTGCCGACATTCAGGCGCATGGTGTGCGCATCACCAGCGATGTGATCAACAAAGATGGTGAAGTTGTGGGTCAGAAAGATGCTGAAAACCCCATGATTGCGCTCATGTCGAAAATGATTGCCAATCAGGGCATAAGTTTGCCCGAATTTTTAGCCACACCCCAATCGCAAGCCAAAGTTTCTACGGATGAAGGCGCGCAACAAACCGCCGCCGAGTTTACGCGCCAAATGTCGCGCCTCCTGCCTCCTGCCATGGCTGTGCCGCAGTTTAGCGACTCAGAGGTAGTTGATGCAGATGTTGTTGATGCAGATGTTGTTGAAGATTAATGAAGGTGGTGTTGGCAACGCTCTCACCCGAACAAAAGAAAAAGGCTTGGCTTGCCATCCAAAGGGATGCGCCAGCCCTTGCCGAGTTTATGCAGGGTGAAACCTACGCGCTTTTCCGCGACAAGCTTGGTGCAAGCATGGTGATTGATGTTGAAGCAGGACAAGTGATAGAAAAACGAGAGGAGCAAGAAAATGGGTGAAGCTAAACGCAGAGGCAACTTGGAACAACGAAAGAATCAAGCTATTGCACGTGACAAATTGTTGAGAGAAGAACGTGAAGAAGAATGTAAGCAGCGAGACGAACGCATTCGCCATATCTCACCGCTATCTGTTTTCATTGCTGGAATGGGAGGTTGCCGATGAGCAGCACAAATAAAATCGAAGTGTTTGGTGTTGAGCTTTTGGATGTTCCGTCGTGGGTTGAGTATTTAACCCTTGACGATGATGGCACAATCAATGGTTTTGAGGGTTATCCGTTGCTCAAGAAGCCCTATGGCTTTTGGAAAGAGAACGCGGGGCTGCGCGAGTGTGAGTTTTTTAAACAAAGTGATTTGAGATACGAACAATATGCCGATGAAGAAAAAATGATTGTGCGTTTGGGCGAAGATAACACCATCAACCCTGCCAACGAAGTATTTGGCTCACCCGTCATCGCATGAGTGACACAGGTGAAATATTAATCAACACTCCCTCGCGGATTGTCGTGCGGGGGCATTTTAATCCGCAAGAAATGCAGCGGCTCACAGGGTTTCAAGGTGGTATTCGTCAAGAATATTGGCGTCATGCTTATTCGCCTTGGAAACAACAGCAGCTTATCGCCACAGAGCGTGGGCGTTATGTCAAAGCGCGCAAGAAAGGCCCTGGTGCTTTTGCCGTCACCATTTTAGACATTGACCGTAAACATAGGAGAACCTGATGTTACCTCGTCAAAATCATCAGATTGTCAACTACACCGCCCTGATGCAGCGCGCCATTGAGCAAACGCTCAAGCGTCAAACTGCCTTTATGAATGCGTATGGTTCGGTGATTCAAGCACCCCACGGTCTGAATTTTGAAGCTTTGATGCGTGGTGACTACCATGCCACCGATGGCAGCCAGCTCAACATCGAGCAATATGCTTGGATGCTCACCAATGCACGCCCACATCTTTGGGCCAACATGAATTTGAAAGAACCCGACACCATGCAGCCCTATGAATTTTGGGATTATCAGCTTGCCAGTGTCAATTATCGCCAAGGCGATGTGATTCACAAAGACGGTGCTGAAGTCGGGAAAACGCGTGAAATCATCACACTTTTGCTGTGGAGCTGCTCCACCCTACACAATTTGGAGCTGCTCGATGTCAATGGCAACCCCATGCGCCGCGTTGAATCCTTGGTTGGCGCACCTTTGCAGGGGCATTTGGCAGATATTATTGACGCGATTGAAGAGCAGGTGGAGCTAAACCCACACCTCAAATCCATGTGCAAAAAGAATTGGCACAAAAAAGGGCCCTACCACAAAATGACATTCACCCACGGCGATGGTAGTGGTATTGTGCATTTTCGCCCCGCTGGTATTGCTGGTGCTGCCTTTCGTGGCGTGCATGTGAATGCATGGGGCTTGCGCGATGAAGCTGCTCTACTGAAAAACCCCAAACACGAGAGCGAATTTAAGCGCGCCCTCAAACCCACAGCCCTCAAGCGCGACTACTCTGTGCCCGATGGCGATAGAGATTGTGCGTTTTATCAGCAAAGCATGGATGCCATGCCCTACGCTGAGTTTTGCAAACGTTATCCGTCGGGCTACACAGGCAAAGGCAAAGCGCCGCGTGTGTTGTTTCATTGGGAAAAGCCTCAGATGCCTTATCCATTTTGGTCGCCCGAACGCCGCAAGGAGTTTGTCAAAGATTTTGGTGGTGAAGATTCGCCCGGTTATCAGCAGAATGTGTTGGGTCGCGATGGTGATAGGGCCAACGCTGTGTTTCCTTTTGCCACACTCAAACCTGTGCTTGCCGACATTCAGGAGTTCCGCCGCCTCAAAATGGTCGCGAATAAAACCGATTCCACATTCACCCTAGAGCTTTGCAGCTTTGAAAGCCTTGGTGATGGTGAAGGGCGTGAAGTGTTGCTGTTTGAGCGCGAGGAGCAAGTGTCGTCATGGAATGATGCCAGCGAATGGCGCGACATTGCAGAGCGTTTGATGCTTGAAGCTTTTGGTCATATTCGCGCTGGCGAACATTGGGCAGGTTGTGATTTGGGTTTAAGCCAAGACCCATCTGAGATTTTAGTTGCCGAACATCGCAGCGGCAGCCTACGCCGCCACACCCGCCTACACATGAAAGGTGTGGACTATCATATTCAAGCCGAGTTTATCCGCGCCATTGATGTGTTAATCGACCCCCTCGCAGAGCGCGCGGCATGGGGCATAGACCAAGGTTCGGCAGGTGTGGCGGTGATTGGCCAGCTTTGCACCGAAGAACGCTATCTTGAGCGAAATTATGAAGCTCGCGTGCTGGGTATCATGTTTGGTTCAGCTTATGAGGCGATGGATTTGAATGGGGATAGCGTGGTGGACAAGAAAACCGACAAACCCATGAAGGTCAATGGCAAAGAACTGGGCACTGATTTGTTATCGCTCGCCATGCAAAAAAGAAAAGCCCAATATCCACTTGATCCCGAAATGGTGCAGATGTACACCAGCCAAGTATTCACCCAAGGTGCGCGCTGGCGAACATTCAAAAACAAAAACGACCATTTGGTGGATGCCGATAGGCTTTTGATCATGAATCAAGTCTTGGCAGATAGTTATGGTGGGCATGATGCCTTTGCCTGTGGGTCTTTCGCCCGCTAAGAAACAAGGGGGGGCGCAACAAATAAAAAAACAAATCGGAAGCGTTACCCGTAACCATTTCCGATTGATGCGGTTAACAATCGCCCCATGTGTGGGAAAAACCAAGCCAATTACCCGTTGACGGAAAAACGTGCCTAAACCGCGCGGTTTCTTAGCTCGTGGTCGTGATTTTCTATTGAATCGCGGTGAATCTGCCGCTGCCAAAAGTGAATACACGGTGCATCAAGGCACAGGTCAGGGTGTTCATACCCCTTTATTTGCCGCCCACATGCCGCGCAGTTTCCAGCCTGATTTCATTGAAGCCTTGCGCGAAGCTATCCCTATTTTCGATGCTATGATTGATAGGCTAGTCACCCTCGATGGTGTGCCTTTGATTGAAGGCGACGACACCGCTTTGGTGGCTGAAATTCAGCAGTGGGCAAAATCTGTGCGCGTCAATGATGTGCAAAAGGGTTTAACCAGCTTCACCCACGCCATGCGTAATGAAGTGCATGAGCAAGGGTTTAGCCTTCCTGAATTTGGTTATAGCCCAGATGGTAATGATATCGTCAAACTCAGTGTGCCCGATTCCAAAGCTTTACATTGTTCGCGTCAACAAGACGGCCGTTTAAGTTGGTTTTTTAATCCTTTGGTGGTTGCACCGCGCTACAACGGCATGCAAACCGTGCTTGAATCGCGCCAGTCGCCCAATGTGTTGAGCTCTTATTTTTCCAATATGGGCTTTCGCCCCCTCAACATGAGCAACAAAGCCTACATGGCCTACACAGTTGAAAACAGTAATCCTTATGGTGTGTCGCGCCTGCGCTCTATGCCGTTTGTAGCCAAAGCTTTAGCCACCCTTCAAAATGGTATTGCCAACACCCACGAACGTTTTGGTGACCCATCCTACCACATTGCCTATAAAGCTGGCGGCAAAGTTGCACCTGATGAACTGGTGAAACGCCAAAAAGATTTAGCAGCAGGATTGTCTGAAACCATCCAAGCCAAGCGCGACGGTAAATCAGTGGAGTTTGCCACGGCTGTCGACAAAGATTCCGATGTTGTGATTAAAGTAATTGGTGCAGATGGTCAAGTCTTAGACATTGAAACACCCGCCCGCCATTTGTTGGAGCAAGTGGTTGGAAAGTCAGGTTTGGCAGCATGGATGCTGGGCCTTCATTTTTCCACATCCGAACGCCTTGCCAAATTCCAGTCCGAAATTGTAAAACAAGAATCCGACACCCGCACAAGTATGGAAGGTGAATTGCTGGAAGATTTGGTGGAGCGTTTGCTCAGAGCGCGAGGTCGCACCTGGTCGAATGAAGTCATCACCCTCGAAGATGGTCGCACAGTGCGCAAAGCATGGCGCATCAGATACCTTAAACCCAATTTATCCGACATGGTGGCGCAAGCCCAAGCCAAGTTTATGAATGCCCAAGCCGATGCGGTGTTGAGCAATGCTGGTGTGGATGGCAAGCCCGTCCAAAATAATACAGAAACCAAACCCGAGGAAGATAGCGCCACAGCTTTAGCCCATCATTTGCTTGAGCAAAGTTTTGGTGAACAGTATTCAATGTCATCACACATCAAAGCGGATGCTTCCCATGCATCAGCCTTTCTTGAAACCCATGCTTTGGAAACGCGCCCTTTAGACAACCCTGCTTTGGACAAAATCGAAAACGATGCCCTCAAAGCGATCAACACCCAATGGCAATTGTGTATCAGTCGCATCATTGTGGCGCTGGGTTTAACCGCATCTGAGAAACCGAATCATGGCGAAGCTACTGCAGGCATGACATCGCTTGGGTTTTCGTTCACTACAGCCGACAAAAAGATGATTGCCGACACCATGGCTGAATTTGTGGGTGAGCTGCATGTTAATGAACCGCTCAACCAAGGCGCTTTAAGCCAAGCCTATCTTAGAGCGTGGTCGCAAGGTGTGTTGGACGCTTATTTACGAGGCAATCTCGATAAACCATCGGGTGCTTTATCCAATGCTTTGGCAGTAGAAAACATGCTCAAAACAAGTCGTAAAACCTTCACCACATTTGTTGAAGACACCATCACCCCCGAAGTTGAGCGCCTCTTGTTGGCGGGTATCGAATCGGGAGATAATCCTTTAAACATCGCCCGCAACCTGCGCCAGTCTTTGGACGGTGCGCCTTGGAAGTGGGAACAAATAGCACGCACAGAAATAGCCCTTGCATGGGATGATGCCAAACGCGGCGAATGGCAGGCAGAGATTGCCGATAGTGTCATTGATGACCTGTTTGACTTCATCCCTGCGCCTGACGGCTGCCCTGTATGCCAAGCCCAAGCTGTGGGCAATCCAAGAATTTTAGCCGCAACACCCAAACCTGTGGTCAATACGCATCCATCTTGCCGATGTGATATCGCACCCCACGTTTAAGGAGAATAAATATGAGTGAAGAAAATAAAATTGATGAAGATGCAGCGTTATTATCCATCCTTGGTGGCAATGTGAGTGAAGTCAAAGCAGCTCTTGCAGCTATGTCACCCGAAGATTTAACCCCCGAAGTTTTGCAAACGCTTCGCCAAGTTGAAGAAAGCCTTAATCCACGTAAAGGTGTGTTGGATGCGATTGATGCGCGCCTCAACCCTGATGTCGCCAACACGAATGATAAGGTTGAAAAACCAGCCAAACGCACCGCCAAAGTTGTGAAGTCAGAACTGGAAGCGGCAGAAGATGGCCCCACAGATGTGACCAATGCTCAAGTGATTGCTCGCTTGCGTAATGAGTTGACTGATTTACAGGCGAAGAAGTAAGCCATGAAAAAAAAGAAGTGGTTTGCCATCAACAACGCTGCATCGCTGCAACGCCCAGAAATTCGGATTTATGACGACATCGGCATGGGCGGCATTTATGCCGATGAATTTGCCAATGCGCTCGAAGAACTTGGCGATGTTGCAGAGTTGGATGTCCGCTTTTCTTCAAGGGGTGGCAGTGTGGTAGAGGGTGTTGCGATTTACACAGCTCTTGCGCGTCATCCTGCCAAGAAGTTTGGGCACATTGATAGCGTAGCCGCTTCGATTGCAAGTTTGATTGCCATGGCTTGCGACACTTTATCGATGTCAGAGCCATCCATGTTGATGATTCATAAAGCCAGTGGCGGCATGGGCGGCACAGCCGACGAGCATCGCGCAGCTGGCGCGGTTTTGGACATGATTGATAAAATCCTTGTGGCTGAATATGTGCGGAAAACAGGTCTTGCCGAAGATGTTGTGATGCAAATGTTGGCAGATGAAACCTATATGGATGCAGCCCAAGCCAAGGCGCTTGGTTTTGCGGATGTGATCACTGCGCCAGATGGCACGCCGACTAATTCAATCTCGACGCGCGATGAAGTCACTGCTTATTTAGTCGCAATTTCAAAAAAGAATATCAAGAGCGTTATGCAAGCAGATAACGCCATGCTCAGCATGCTTAACAGCATGACAGCACACAGTTCCGACAACTCCGGTTGTCGAGATTATGGCAAAGGAGAAGTTATGAATAAAGAACAACTGATTGCCAAACTCAAAGAAGCCGGAGTGGATGTCACGGCTTTACAAACGGATGCGGGTTTACTCGCCAAAGCTCTAGCAGATTTATCCACTGCGAAGCAAAGCCTCGACGCGCATGCCGTGTTGATTGGCGAGCACTCACACGATGAAGTCAAGGATGCCCTAGTGGCAGCCGACGCCCATCGCGCAACCGTGGTCACCAGCATTGTCAATGCCATGCGTTCGCTCAAACAGGTGGAAGATTCACCTGAAGCGATTGCCGCTGCCACCGCAGTTTATGCGGGTATGCCTTTGGCACATCTCGAAGCGATGGAAAAACCACTCACCGCAGCCGTGGTGGGTCGCAATGATTTTGATGCTGACGCACATGATCCCGAAAAAACGGAAAAGAAATCTTTCCGCAAAACCACAACTCAAAAAAAGGAGGGCTAAGCCATGGCTAAGGTCACAGATATCACATCAGGAGCCGATTACGAGGCTCTAAAACTTG